TTGCCAAGAAATATTATGGATCCGGCTCCAAATATTCGGTAATCTACAATGCAAATACGGATACGATCGAGACCACTGCAAAGGAACATGGAAAGAGCAGTTCCAGCAATGGTCACTGGATCTGGCCAGGAGAAAAATTATGGATTCCTGCAGGAGGATAATGAGATGGCAATAAGAATCGGAAGAGTTACCAGTGTGTATCCTTCAGAAGGGCGGGTAAAGGTTGCTTATGAGGACAGCCGAAGTTCTTCTTTGCCGCTTCCGATGATGGCACTGAATCAGGAGTATTCAATGCCGAAGATTGGAGACAGAGTAGTGACTCTGCACATGGATAATGGATCCAGCAAAGGATTCGTTCTGGGAAATTATTACGGTGGCGGCAGCCAGCCAAAAGCCAATATCGGGTACCGGAAAGACTATGATGGAGCATATCTGGTGTGCACAGGCGGGCATTATCAACTGCAAACGGAGCAGCTTACATTGAATGCCAATTCTTTGATTACACTGAAGTCAGCTAATGCGGAGCTGACACTTGGAGTAGAGAGTGTGCTGAAAGCGCAGAGTGTATCTGTTGAGGCGGATGACATTACTTTGAAATGTTCCTACGGTGAAATCACCATAGAGGATCTGATGAAACGGATAGAACGCATAGAGGATCAGTTGGGACTACCACATACTATTTAGGAGACGAACATGGCACTTGTAGGAAATCTTGGAAGTTTAATTACATTTGAGGTGAGCAGCAACAAGGTTCTAACTTTTTCCGGGATGAACCGGAAGGTCAGTGGACGATGGGCTGAGCATCAGGTAATAGGTGGAAAAGCAGAAGCAGAGTTTCTGGGACCGGATTTGCAGGAAGTGTCGATGAGCATCTATTTGTCTTCTATGCATGGGATTCGGCCAAGGAAAACCCTGGAGCGTATTCAGGAAGCTACAGAGAGCGGAGATTATTTTACCTTTGTAATTGGTGGTAAAAAGGTTGGATCAAAGAAATGGAGAATCACCAGCGTCAGTGAGACCTGGGATAACATTATCAAAAATGGAGATCTTGTGTCGGCAAAAGTAAGTTTAACTTTACGAGAATACGTTTAGGAGGATGGCATGGAATATCACATTGATTTGGATTCCAGTGGATTCACTATGGAAGAATTTCAGGACGTTAAGCTATGTCTGGAAACACTTCTGTCTATAGTATCTGGGACACAGGCTCTTGATCGGGATATCGGAATCAACATTGACAAAATAGTGGGTTATCCATATGAGATCGCAAAGAACATGTTGTCCCTGGAAATCATTGAGAAAGTGGAAACCTATGAACCGAGAGTGACCGTAGAATCAATTGATTTTGAAGGCAACATGGAAGGGGTACTTATTCCGATCATACATTTCAGAAAATCGGAGGGGCATTGATGAGTGTAGTTACAGAAAACTTCCCGGATATCAGCTTCATAGATGATGCTACTGTCGAAGAGACAATGAATCAGATGATCGCTGATTATCAGGAAAAATATAAGGAACTTACAGGAAAAGATGTTTCGCTTGGGCAGGCAGATCCGTACAGATTGATCATGTATGCCTGTACAATGCAGATCTATCAGGCTATGCAGTATGCAGATTATGCAGGCAAGATGAGCTTCCTGAAATATGCTTCCGGGGAATATCTGGATAACCTGGCAGCATTGAGAGGCATTACCAGGCTTCAGGCATCGGCAGCATCTACTGTGTTACGGTTTTCTATTGAAACGGTATATCCATTCGCTGTTGCGATTCCACTTGGCTGTAGAGTCACGAATGGCAATGATCTTTTTTTCTCTACGGATGAATATGCAGAGATTAAGGCTGGAGAACAGCAGGTAACTGTGGCGGCTACTTGCACACAGACAGGCATCCAGGGTAACGATTTTGCACCAGGAGAGCTGAATATCATTGTGAATACGTTGCCATATGTAGTGACTGTAGAAAACATGGTAACTACTTACGGTGGAGCCGATATTGAAGATGATGATAGCCTTCGGGAGCGTGTATACAGTGTGCCGGATACCTATTCCACAGCAGGACCAGATGGAGCTTATGAGTATTTTGCGAAAGAAGCAGACGCTTCTATCAGCGATGTAGTTGTACAGACTCCAGCACCCGGAGAAGTTGTAGTGTATGTAATCTGCGATGGTGGGAAGCTGCCAGAGGATGCACTACTGCAGAAGGTATCTGATCATCTGAATGATCGAAAGATAAGACCGTTGACGGATCACGTTACGATCCGAGCACCTGAAAAACAGGAATATAATATTGATCTGACTTATTACATAGCAAACAGCAAGAAGACGGCAGCCGGTACAATTCAGGCTGCCGTTAATACTGCCATTGAAGTCTATAACACATGGCAGATGGAGAAGATAGGACGGGATATTAACCCGTCTTATTTAATTCAGAAGATCATGGAAGCTGGGGCTAAGCGAGTGGACATCCGAAGTCCGGTACATACAGTTTTACAGAACGATACAATTGCTGTGGCAGGTACGATCAATGTCATGTATGGAGGGGTAGAAGATGATTAAATTTTATGACAGCAATATTGTCAACATCCTTCCGGCATCTTTGGCAGAGAAAGAAAAGACACAGGCATTGGGTTATGCGCTTCAAAAAGCCACGCAGAGATTGTTGGAGCATTGTTCCTACATAAGTGTATATGCAGCCATTGATCTTGCATCTGAACAGGTGTTGGATCTTCTGGCTGCAGAGTTGAATACGCAGTATTACGATGAACAGCTGTCGTTAGAAGCAAAACGCAAGTTAGTCAAATATACCATGATCTGGTATATGAGTGCCGGTACACCGGCCGCAGTTGAAGAACTGGTATCTATTGTATTTGGCAGCGGATCCGTTCAGGAATGGTGGGAATACGGAGATAAACCATATTATTTCAAAGTTATCACGGATGCGTTGCTGACACCAGAAATGATAGAAAAGTTTTCTTCAATGATTCGGCGGGTGAAAAATACCAGATCATGGCTGAAAACGATAGAAGTCCATCGGAATGTCAATACAAAAATGTATGTGACCGCTGGTGCTGTGTCAGTTCCTAAAACAGTAATTGATAACAGCTATGAGGTCCAAAGGAAAGTACATGGATCTGAGTATGCTGCAGTTGCCTTGATACCGACCTCGGCAACAGTGATTGATAGCTGTTATAAAACACAAATAATTGTGAATGGATCCGCACACACGATTGCTGCGGTTGTTCCATATGCAAAAACAATTATACGGGAGGTGAAGTAAATGGCCGCATTTGGTGCAGCAATCCTTACGCAACAAGGATTAAATCTGATAGCAAAAGCACAGGCAGGACAGGCTGCAATTAAATTTACCAAGGCTGCCGCGGGAGATGGTTCCTATTCGGATGGAGAAGTATTGACAGGTCTCACGAATCTTAAAAGTCAGAGGCAGGAGATGCCGATCAATGAAGTGGCAGTTGTGAATGACAGTACGGTTTATCTGAAATTCGTAATATCTAATTTTGCAGAGACTCAGAGCTTGAATCATGGGTATTACGTTAAAGAGGTTGGTGTATTTGCAGAGGATCCGGAAGAGGGAGAAATCTTATATGCCATAGCTGTAGCTGTGAATGATCAGTGGGATTATATGCCTGCATATAACGGATTACATGCAGCTACGATCCTCATGGAATTCTATACAGAGGTAAGCAATGCTGCAGAAGTAACGATCGTCAGCGGAAGTGGAGCCTACGCACTTCAGGAAGATCTGGATGCATTAAGATCTGAGTTCAAATCGTATGTGTTTGAAGATACCTTAGATGACAGCTTCTATGAGCTCTTTGGAGGTGGCAGCGGTGGAGCAGACACATCTATGAGTCGATCAGAGATCATGGAGTCAATCAACACAGAATGGAACGGTGAATCTTCTTCCAGCAAGACAGCGATGTCAGCAATGGAAGTGCAGGAATCCATTGATACCAAATGGGACGGAAGTTCGTCTTCAAGCGATACGGCGATGAACAAAGAAGAAATTGAAGAAGCAACAACATAAAAACATATTACACAGTACTATCCGGAATGCCCGTCTTGACTATGAGAGGAGAAAACAATTATGGCATTAAGTAATAAACATCTTGATGGAACCGGATTATCCCAGTTATGGGCAAAAGTAAAAGAGCTGTTTGTAGCAAAAGAAGCAGGCAAAGGCCTGTCCACCAACGACTACACCACTGATGAGAAAAACAAGTTAACCGGTATTGAGGCAGGTGCTAAGGTCAACGTACAGTCTGACTGGAATGCTACATCCGGAGATGCATTTATCAAAAATAAACCGGAAAGTCTTCCGGCGAATGGCGGTAATGCTGAAACTGTAAACGGACATACCGTAAACAGTGATGTACCGGCAAATGCAGAATTTACAGATACCAAACCGGTTGACATGAAAGGAGCAACTGCATCTGCAGCAGGTACCGCAGGTTATGTACCGGCACCGGAAGCAGGTTCCCAGGGTAAATTCCTGAAAGCAGATGGAACCTGGGCAGATCCGACCAACACTACCTATGAAGAGGCTACTGAGGAGAAAGCAGGTCTGATGTCTGCTGCTGACAAGAAAAAGGTCAACGGTATGGATGCCGCAATCGCTGCAAAAGCCGATAAAGCAACCACCGTTTCTGGTTATGGTATCACGGATGCATACACCAAGATCGAGGTGAATGCCGAGCTTGGTAAAAAGGCCAATACGGCAACTACCCTTGAGGGTTATGGAATCAGTGATGCTTACACCAAAACAGCAGCGGATGCGGCTATCAAGAAAGCTGTAGATACAGCTGTAGCAGGTGTATACAAGATCAAAGGATCTATCGCATTTGCAAAACTGCCGACTCAGGGTATGGTTGCCGGTGATGTTTATAACATCACGGATGACTTTACCACTACCGCAGCATTTGTTGAGGGTGCTGGTAAACAGTGCAAGGCAGGATCTAATGTGGTTTATACCGCTGATGGCTGGGATGTCATGGCAGG